TGGTTCATCTGTCCCATGAAGGCCGCTTTCTCTTTTGGATCGGTTATACCCGCTGAAGTAGCCGCTTGCGAAAGCATTGACTCACGCTCTTTTGTTTTGCCGCTTACGCCCTGGTACGCGCCCTTTGCGCCTTCGACCATCGAAGAGAAAAAGCCGCCGCCCTTGGCCCTTGAATTTGAATAAGCGCTACCTGCTGCTGAAGCTCCGTTCGCTACTGAGTTGCCAAGGTTTCCAATTCCAGCAAGTAACGGATTACTTGAACTGGAAAGCTTATCCCAGAACCCTTTTTGCTGCTCATCTTGCGCTTTCAGTAATTCCTGTTGCTGTTTGAATTTGTCGGAATCCGCCTTATTCTGGTTATTGAACAACCCGCCAAGCCTGGTGCCGATCCAATCACCAGCTATCCCGCCTAATGCTGCTCCAGCCACCGTGCCAACCGGCCCCAATAATGAACCTAACGCGCCTCCCGCCATTGCGCCCGCTGTAGTTCCTACGCCTGATCCCACAGCTTCGGACTTTGAACCACCAGTAGCCAAGGTTGTACCCGCCGTAATCAAACCACCCAGCAACGGTATCCTTCCGCCAGCTTTCCCAGCAATTTTACCCAGCATGCCAGCGCCGGGAATATTCGAGGCCAAGCCGCCAGCCTTCGCCATCAAACCGGAAAACATCCCGCCACCGGCACCAGCTAAAGCAGGAGTCGCCGGGAATAATTTACCAAGCAGAGGAATCTTGCTTAAAAAGCCAGTGACCTTTTTAGGCAACATCGGCAACAAGTGAGAAGCCGTATCCAGTAAGCCGCCACCTGAATCATTGTTGTTGACGACTGTAGACCCTGCCGCTGTTCCGGATTTTGCACCCTGCTTTGCTTTGTCCGCTTTCGCCTGGAGTTGATCGTGTTTTGCTTCCGCCTTATCAGACGCGGCCTCTACCTTGTCGTGTTTCGCCTGAGCTTTGTCGTGAAGGGCTTCAGCTTTTCTGGGTTTAACCCCCATCTTAGCCTTGCCCCAGTTTTTCAACCGACCCATTGTGCTTTGCTCGTCTTTTGCGTTGTCACGCATCGACCCGGTAGCATCGAGAAGCTCTTTACCAATATCGTAGAACGGCCCCAGCGCCATACGCCCTGCCGTGTCCTTGATGGTTTCTTTTTTACTGCCGACAGCATCCTTTAAAATACTGGAGAGTTTGTCATTCTGGTTGTCCTGCTTCTGCTGTGCTACGCCATCAGTGCCGGTTGTTTTGGATGTAAATTTGCCTGAAACATCACGGGCAACAACTGCTGGAGTTGTTGTAGGCTGAGTTGCGTAAACTGTTTTCTTGGCCGGAACTGTAGCGGCGACAGCAGCAACTTTCGCAACAGCCGCAACTACTGGAGCTACGCTTGCCGCCTTGGTAGTGGCCTTTGCCTTTGCAGGTTCGGGAGCAACCACGCCGGGAAGAGCGATAGCCTTTGCAGGTTCGGGAGCAACCTTTTTTCCTCCCCCTGGTTTTCCCATCGCCTTTGAAACGGCGGTGCCGACAGCAGCAGCAATAGCCTTGCCCGTGTTGACAGAGGTATTGCGTTCAATGCTCTGGAGCATCGGCATTACTTCAGCGCGATCAACGGTCTTGTCGTCAATCGCCTTCAGTAAATCGCCTATGGTTTTGTTTTCATCGTTCATTCATTGCCTCCGTTGTTACGCTGCTGGTCTTTTTTTCAAGATTGTTGATACTCACTGTGGGGGGTGAATGAATCGTTCACCCTTGATCCTCAAGCGTCCATCAGCCCAGAGATCGGAACTGTTGAAATGAAATCGGAAACTCTGTGAAGCCTTCGCCGTCAACTGACATCTGAATATCACCCATTTTCAGGGGATAGACCCAGTTGCACCAAAGCTCTTGTTCACTGTCCCCGTCATCGTCTTTGTAGGTTTTTATGGTAAGCCCGAACAGGTATTCAGAAGGTAGGTTGAAAGTGCCATCCTTATTCACGACTTTATCTGCTAAGTCATTAAACCATCTGTAGAGTTGGCGGTCTGCGGTATCCCGAACAGTCATTGATATAACTACCGGCTGTGAAGATTTGGGGAAGGTAAAGACCGTCGCGCCAGCCTCTACCGGTTCACAGGCAAACTCTGTGGGGCCGAAACTGACATCTTTGACGAGGAAATCAAACGGGCTATGGTGTGAACCATCGGTCTTGAAAAGCGCGGGAGCTGTTTTTGTGGCATCTTTGTCAATTTCAACACGGAACTGCCACGGTTCAGCAAAGTGCTGTCTCACGAGTCCCTGTGAAATCATCTTGCGCTTTTTAAAGTCGTCTGCAAGTCCCGAATATGATCTTAAATCTGCCATGAGCTTCCCCTTTGTGATGTTTTTGTGTGTTACAGCCATGTCCCGGCAAGGGTATCTCTGTTTTGCATGGTCAGCGTCTGGATATCGAGCGTCACTTGCGCCCGGATCAAGTTCCCGTCCTTATCCCTCTCCTTGTCAATAGGGGTGGATACGGATTCAATAACGCACTCCGGGAAGATCATTTTACGACCGACATTTATCGTTACTCGATCAGGGATGCGTCCGCCCAGTGTCAGCCCGTTGACCTGGGGGCTTGCAAAGACCTCAAGCCACTGGATAGGCTTCATTACCTCTTCTGCTGCGTTATCTATCGCAAAGAAATCAAGAACCAAGTTGAACTTAACCGGTGTGTTGCCGTCCCAAATCTGCGTTGTTGAAAAAGTACTGATGCTGGTTTTTTGTATGCCCGCCTGCAAAAGAGCGCTTACCTTCTCAAACGCGCTCTGACTCCCTGCGTTCGACTGTTCAAGTGGGGCTTCCCATTTGGCTGTTATGCTTCTGCTACTACCTTGCCCTATCACACCAACAACCATGGCTTCACCCTGCATAATCCAACAGCAGAGGCTCGGGGAGATACCGAATCTCTCAAAGGGATTTAACCCACACACTCCTGATAACTTTATTCCGGGCTTTTTATCGGCCATGGCTTAAATCCTCTCCTTTTTACGAATATGTGTTGTGGCTTCATTTGTGCGTGAGAATGACATTTTCAGGCTCCTTTTTCGGTGTTGTTGCTGCCAGCCTGATTTCACGAATCCCTTTCAGCAGGTACGCTGTGAACTCAGCCGGAATCTTCTCTTTTCGTGGCCGGTATTTCGGTTTCATACGTTCCCCCCGATTGCCAAGCCTGATTGTGAGTATTCTCCCCGATGTTCCCACGCGTGAATCATCTGATTGAACGTCTCCAGCGCCACGCTCAAATTTCCTTTCCGGAATGCCGCCCTGTGTGACCGCCATAATTCGCCCTGGTGGCTCTTGATCCAATTCCAGCAGTCACCCCCTGGGGAACGGTCACCAAACTCCTTGACCAAGGCGCGAACCTCTTCAGCGGGGTCTGTTTGTTCTGCGAAACCGGCGTCAATAAGCTTCCGGGCTTTGTCGTCTGGAAGATTCAACCGTGTCAGGGCTTGAAGAGCTTTCACAACTCCCTCCAGACGGACTTCACAACTTTTGATTATGGTTATGTCCATTGGCTCCCCCCCGTTAATCCAGATCGATGCAATTGGCGCTGGCTGTATTTGCTGTGGGCATTGCTTCAAACCGCTGGTATTCGCCTATCCATCCCAAAGGGATTGAAAGGTTACGCTCACCATTCCGCTGTTTTTCAATAATCACCTCAGCAAGCGCCTGATGCTCTATGAGGTTGTGGCTGCTGTCATTGATATGGTCTTTGCATTTTGCGCAGTATGCTGACTGCCGGAATGGAAACAGTATCACGTCGGCATCCTGCTCTATTTCGCCGGAATCTCGAAGGTCACTCATGTTGGGGCGCTTGTCGGGCCTTGAGTCTACAGCCCGATTCAATTGAGAGAGGAGAATTACAGTGCAGTCCAGATCACGAGCCAGCTGCTTCAGGCCGCGTGATATTTCACCGATAGCTTGTGTCCTGTTGTCTTTCGAGGAAACGCTGATAAGCTGTAAATAATCGACAATTAAGACATCCAGACCTTTCAGCTTCTGCCTGCGGGCTTTTGACTTGATCATAGGCAAACTGATTGCCGGGGAATCATCGATAGACAGTTTGTAGTTTCGGATGGCTGCTGAAGCACGGGTATGGTTTGCCCACTCCCCTTCTGACAGATTTCCGCTCCGGATGTTGCCATATCGGATATTGCCACGGCTGGCTATCATTCGATCAATGACGCTCCCGTTGTCCATTTCGAGACTGAAGACCATGACGCTGTAACCAGCTTCAGAACTGTTTTCAGCTATGTTGCTGGCAAAGGCGCTCTTACCCATAGAAGGCCGTCCGGCTATGATAACCAAATCCCCACGGTGCATTCCATTGGTAGCGGCATCCAGCATCGATATTCCATAAGGTATCCCCTGAATTTTGCCTCGGTTGTCGTAACGAGTCTTAAGACGACGGACAGCATCAACGATAAGCGTGGCAGCATCTACAGGCTCAGTTTTTGTCGGAACTGCCAGCTTTGTAAGAAGACCCTCAACAAGATCGGTTGCGTCTCCAGTCTCTTTATGCCCTATGGCTGTAATCTCTGTTCCTGTCGCTATCAGACGTCGATAAAAGGCTTTTTCCTTCACGATTCGACAGTAGTATGAAATGTTGGCTGAAGTGGGGACATGATCAACCAGTTCTAGCAGATAGGCTGCGCCCCCGATTTCATCAAGCTCCCCACGTTTGCGAAGCAAATTACTCGCAGTGACAAAGTCACAAGGTTCACGAAGTTCTGAAAGCTGGATCATGGCCTTGAATATTTTTCGATGGCTTTCACGGTAGAAATCGTCTGTAACGATAATCTCTTGGGCTGTGACAATCGCATCGTTGTCAATGAATACCGCGCCAAGCACGGACATTTCCGCATCAATGCTCTGCGGTGGAATTTGGTGTGCATCATGCTGCATTATCTAACCTCCGTTTTAGAAGTTGCTGAATACCTGCGGACTGTTCCGGCGTAACGTAGACAGTTGTGTCAATGGTACTTGGTTCTGGTTTTGCTTCAGGCGGATCAAATGTCCCTTCCAGCACCTTCACGGCGTTGTTGTCGTTTGCAATAATCCAATCAAGGTTGGCTTTCCATCCCCCCTTACTCTCGCCCCGACAGAAAGGGCTTGCGACAATTTTGTCAAAGATCATCTTCCATTCGGCAAGAGGTCTTTCTGCAAGGCGGCTCTTTATTTTTCGTTTTCTTGCTTCTGAGAGGGAAAGAACTGTGGGAAGTTTTCCGGCAACGGTTGCGTTCCAGAGGTCTGAAAATTCTGATGGAGACAGAGAGTCTTTTCTTTCTTTTGTAAGAGTGTCTTTTGTGGGTATCTTTTTAGATGACAGCTCGGAATCCTTTTGAATGACAGTTGTCATCTCTTTAGATGACGGTGTAATCTTTTTAGATGACGGTAACCATTCCTGATAATGTTTGTTAATTCCGTACTTTATTGAGCCGTTGTCATTCTTTTGGATGACAATCATTCTCTGTCGAGCGCCATGGTAATTTTCCAGTTTGAGGGGTGTTTGCGCCAAGTCAATTTGC